GTCTTTTTCAAAGTATTGAACGGAGTCTGCTAAAGTATCAACCCTAGCAGGTCTTAGGTGATTAACATCATTTATCCCAAGTCCCTGTGTGAGTGCTTCATAATTGTTATTTGATTTTCTTCTAAAGACATAAACTGTATTTGGGGAACTAAACCCACCGGAGTAAACAATGTCAGACGAAAAAGTTGTGTTTCTACACTCCGCTTTTCTGTATTGTTTAACATAACGACTCACCACACCATACTGAGTAGAAACACCAGCCGTGGCACTTTCGTCGTGTCTCACAATGATATCACCTTCTTTAATATCCATATTTTGATTAAAATAGAAAGCAAAACCACCGTATGTGTCAGTGAGAAGTTCATCAACGTACTGTGTTGATCTAGGCCATTCTGTTTGTGGATCTATAATATCGTTTGATAAAAGAACAAGCCAATATAATTCTGGATCACCATAATACCTACTTGCAACATCATCTGGATTTTCTCCATCCTCAATGATAAAAAAATCAAATCCAGTGATATCATTTAGTGTGCTTTGAGAAAATTTAACGGCTTTAAAAATATCCGACATTTGCACCGAAAAATTTCCAAACTTATAGTCAAATTTTGGTAAGTATGAGAGATACATTAGTCCAATGGCTCCGTTGCGAATGGGAACAAGTTTCCGCCCATGAGACCCTCAGCGTCTTGAGACCTTAGAGATTCCGATCTAGAAAGTATTCCATCACCGATAAGATTTCTCAAGTTTGGCTCCAATTCAACAAAAACTAAATTAAGAGTTTGTGCGAGTGGGAGACCAGCCGCAGAGGAGTACGCACCACCGGCAGGGGTCTTATCGACCCTAACCTCAGTCAACACTGATGTTTTTGCTTGAGACGACCAGGCACCACCAACATATTTTGATCTTTTCGATTTGTTATCTTCTTGCCAAAAATACCATTGCCAAAAGCCCGGACTTCTCATTCTGGTGGTTGAAACTGCATCCACGACTGGAAGCATGAAAGTTTCAAAGGAATTCACAATGTTGGCTATAAGGAAAGACTCACTGCTACTTTTTGCAATCATCGGAAAAGAAAACTGAAAAGTTCTAGGATTCATTTGTGAAAATATTGTTTCTGCCCGATCCATGTCAATTCTACCAAGCAGTCCCCCTGTAAACAAATCACGCACAAAATCAGCAAAGAATAAATCTCGGAATCCTTGAATAAATCCTCTCTTGGTGGGAGATGATTCACCGGGACTAAGGAAGGGAACTTGTTCGGTAAAAACAGACTCCGCAGTTTTGTTTTGTTCATACTTTGCCACACTGTTTGTAACCAACGACTTGGGTGCGGGTAATGTAATCTGTGCCAATGAACTTCTGGCCTGTCCACCACCGACACCATATCCACCGAGTTGATCTCCAATGGCACCACCACCGGCAACTTTGTCTGCTCTTTTATTAGAGTATGGACGATGAGTAAAAGTCATCCAAGTAACAACTTCCTCCGCACCTAAACCAGTTTGTGGGAATTTATAAGTGGCCATTTATATCCTTTGCACCTAAATAGAGTATGGCATATAAAACAATGTATAAACCAGTAAATGAGTCTAAGTATGTAGGTGATCCAACAAACATTATTTGTAGATCCCTGTGGGAGAGAAAGGTATGTAAATACTTGGACACGAATAAAAACATAACAAAGTGGGGCAGTGAAGAACTTTCTATACCATACATTTCTCCGGTGGATCGTCGAAGACATTTATACTACCCAGATTTCATAGTGGAGGTCGTTCAAAAAGGTGGTGGACTAAGAACTAAAATTATTGAGGTTAAGCCTTTTAAACAGACACAAGAACCAATTCGTGGAAATAAAAGAAAAAGAACGTATCTCAACGAATGCACCACATATCTTGTAAATTCTGCCAAATGGGAGGCAGCAAGAAGTTTTTGCAAAAAAAAGGATTGGGATTTTGTCATAATGACTGAAAAGGAACTTTTCTAATGTCTAAAATTCCGGCTATGAATTTATCCTCAATAGAGGGCTATCGGGCAAAAATTAAAGCCCTCGGTGGACTTCAAAGAAGTCATAGGTTTGAAGTATTCATACAACAACCCGTAATTGGTGTTCTTACTTGGCCTCCAGTTACTATTAGTTTGCCCGGAAGAAGTTTTGATACTATTCCGGATGAATTATTAGCACAAGGAACAAATCCAAGAAATATTCCAATAAAAAGATCGTATGGTGGTGAGCCAAACGTTTTAATGACTTTTCCTATGGATCAACAATGGAAAGTTCGACAATTTTTTGAAAGATGGATGGACTTAAACTTAGCGATAACGAAGGAAGAGGGTAATATATCAGCGATATCAACGAGCACAGGTGCTTTGTCTAAAGGTCAACTTCCAGGCCGTCGTGGTAGTGAAGGATCATATGATCTTTTGACTGGAGATTGCACGGTATCGGTAAGATTTTTAGACAAACAAGACAAGGTTCGGTGGTCATTAAACTTAGTTGAACCATATTTATCAATGATTGTTCAAGATCAATATGGTGCAGAAAGTGTAAATGAGTTTGCAACGATGACGGTATCAATAGCATTCAAAGAGTATGTAACATGGGAACATGATAAACTTCAAACTGTTTCTGATTTAAATGAGGCAGCCATCACCGATGCCAGTAACTATTCAGGATGATATAAAAAGGATAAAATATGAGTATTATTGATTTAATAAAAACCACAACACCTAGGTATGAAACTTTTTTACCCTCAACTGGAGAAAAAACATTTTTTCGACCGTTTAACGTTAAAGAGCAAAAACATCTTCTGTTGGCTGAACAAGAAGAAAAAGAATCTGTTATTCTAAAGTCAATATGTGAGATAGTTGAAAAATGTGTAGATGAAGTTGAAACCGCTTCAATGTTAAGTGTGTCTGATTTAGAATATTTGTTTTGTAAAGTAAGGGCAAAATCAGTTTCAGAGGTAATACACCCAACATTTACTTGTCCTCACACAAATGAGCAAGTCAAAATTGAAGTTGATCTTAATGACATTGAGGTAAAAAGTTCCACGGATTCTGGTAAAAAAACGATACAGGTGAATGACAGTTTGTCGTTGACGTTAAGAAATCCCATAGTGTTAGATTATATCATATTGGGTGACGATGCAACAACAGATCAACTAGCAGCGTTTTGTATTGAAAATATAAAAACGTCAGACGAAGTTTTTGAGGGATCAGAAATATCAAAAGAAGAAAAAATAGAGATCATAGAAAATTTAACAGCAAAAACTTATGAAAAAATAGAGCAATTCATAAAAGATCAACCAAGAGTCACATCTGAGTGTCAATACAGAACATCAGACGGAAAAATCAGAGAGATAAACGTATCCGGATTCAAAGATTTTTTCGTGTAAGCCTTTCCCATGAGTCCTTGTTAACATATATCAATACTAATTTTCAAGTCGTAATAAATTTTGGAATAACGTTAACAGAACTAGAAAATATGATTCCTTGGGAGAGGCAAATCTACATAGAGTTGTTAAAGAAGCACGTCGAGGAAGAAAACAGAAAAATGAGAGAGAGAATGAATGCACAAAAAACAGGCATTTAATAAAATAATAAACAAAATAAATCCACAAGGAAGAAAAAGAAAACGAAAGAGTGGAAAGTTGTCTGTTTCTGCTTTCTCCTCTCAATTTATACCATTGAAAGAAGCGAAAACACCCGACTTAAAAAAACCAAACTCTGAAAACTTAGAGTTACTGGAATTATCAGAGAAACAAAAATACTTAGAGTCACTCATAAAGGGTATGCTCAATAAAAGGCCCTCTTTTTCAAGAAAAGAAAAAGTTAAAAATGAACTACATTTAGCGTCCGGTGTCCAGAGAAACATAAAACTGTCTCCCGGCAAAAATTCAAAAGTTAAAATTTTAACCAAGACGGCATTTCAAAAACTTTCAAACGAATTTAAAACTACATTTACTTCAGATGGTAAAACGAGATCCCCACACAAAGGGCAATTTTCAGGATTACAGACAAAAAGTGACAGCACAGTTAATTTTGAGAAATTTCCCAAAACAAATCTCATTAAATCTGAATTTACTGGATTAAACACTTCTGAGCCATTAAAAACACAACAAAGTGATTTAATTAAATCAAATCCCATTAAATCACGACATGGTAAATTAATTAAATCAAATCCCATTAAATCACGACATGGTAAATTAAGAAAATCAAATGTAATTAAAACACAGTTTAGTGGATTAAAAAAATCAAACGTAATTAAAACACAGTTTAGTGGATTAAAAAAATCAAACGTAATTAAAACACAGTTTAGTGGATTAACTAAATCAAGTAAAATTAATGCAATGTTCAACGGACTTGATAAATCAGGTAACGCAAAAATTAAATTTAATGGATTAAGTAAATCAAAACCATTTAAAAAACGATTTGATGGATTTGATGCGTCTGAAAAACCAAATGTAGAATTTGTCCCTGCACTGAGAAAAGGTGGTTTGGTTAATCAACCAACTTTAGTTCTTGCCGGTGAGGCAGGGCCGGAGATGATACAACCTTTAAATTCAATTACAAACAGTCCACAATCTTCATATAACCAACCTACAAAATCTGTTAATCCGCAAGAGGTAATGTTGTCTAAAAATATGTCTCAACCACCACGAAACAATAAAAATTTAAATTCAGATAACTTTAAAATCAACTCCACACAAAACGAAGGAGATAATTTTAGCACCGCATCTGAAATCAACGTGAGTAAAGAGAATAACACCTTTGGATATTCACAGAACGAATTTCAAATGGGAATGCAAAAAAATCCAGTTAATTTGGAAATGCCAGAGCAGATGTCACAGAGAAGCGAGTTACAAGCGGCATCCGAGGCAGTGCAAACAGTTTCACCCCCTAAAAACATGGGTGGAGCAGGAAGAAATCAAGTTAGTCCTGCCCAGAAACAAACTCCAGGCTTAGGTTTACCTCTTACGACAAGTTCTGGATCATTTGCAAAAATAAAAATGGAACAACAATTTCTACCGAGATGGAGACAAACACTTGGATAAAAGAAAAGCCCCGCCGAAGCGGGGCTTTTTGATTTCATTCATCCTCAAAATGAAATCAGTCTTCGTTACCCAGACGTTGGAAGTATGACAAAGCGTCAGTCTCCTCACCCTCTGTCTCTCCGCTATCAGAGGAAGTCGTATCCTCCACAACAACATCCTCCACAGTCTTTTGACTCACGAAGTCAGATTCCGTCGCACGGATATCGTCACCGACAACCTCTTGCAACTTCTTCTTCAATTCATCGTAAGTCTTGAACTGATCTGGAGCAACGAACGCTTGAAGAGAGTGTTGTGTTTTCCACAACTCTTCAAGTTTAGTATCATCACCACCGAGCAACTCGGAAGATGATTCAAACTCAGACTTGTCATAGTTGATGTAACCACCAACCTTACGAACCTTCAACTTGAAGTTCGCACCAGCCCAGTAATCAAATGGGTTGATAGGATCTTCGTCATCAAACTCAGGCTGCATTGCTTCCTGAATCTTGTTGAAGATTTTCACACCATACTTGTAGAGGAACACTTTGCCCTCATTCTCGGGTGCGCCAGGATCCTTTAGAACAAGGATGTTTGAGATGTAAGACAACTTACGCTTACGATCTCTAGCGATGTCCTTGTCGGATTCAAGACCGCTGTTCCAGAGTTCTGAGTTCATCTCTGAAACTGGATCCTTTTCACCAATCGTGGTGCGAGAGTTTTCAATATACCAGCGACCACCAACCTTGAACGCATGGGTGTAAAGTTTTACCCAAGGCATATCCTCGTTCTCCGGTGCGGGGAGAAAACGGAACATAGCCATTCCATTACTTGCTTTGTCAAGTGTTGGTTTCCAGAACCGATCATCCTGATAAGAATTTTTCTTCTCAGCACTCTCTAGTTTTTTTGTCAGTTCGCTGATGCTACCGACAGATTTTCGTTTAAGATCCTTAAAACTCATAAATTTTCCTTTCCCGAGGATCTCCCTCGGCCTGATACTTAGTGGGAACTCCCCACTTCAAAATAGTGATGTTTGTCCTTTTGGGACATTGATATTATAGTTTAATGAAGTCGCTTCAATTTGCAACTTTTCTTTTAGAGGTTTAGTGACTAACTTCCCAGCCATCTCCGGAGAGATGCTCATTTTTTCTGATATACATATAACAGCATCTAAGTAGGTTCCTCCGTTGTGGAGAACATACTTTTCAACCTGTTTGGAGAAATTTTCCTGCTCTTGTTCAATAAATATCATAAGAGAAGTATACCCCTTTGAATGAGAAAGTCAAGCCCCACACTATTTATTGGAGTTTTAAATGCCCGATACCGCATCAAACATAATTATTGACATCAGCGGAAACACCGCAAACATGGCAACAGATTTTGCTTCCGCTGGTGCTGGAGTCACATTTGCTCATGTCCCGATTCAAAAAATTGCATTTGGTGACGACAGCATAACAAAAAGAGTAACCGAGGCAAATCCACTGCCAGTAACTTTACAAAGTTATCAGAATTTGGTTGGTGTGACGGGTATTTTAATGGGTGTGAGTGGTCATGTTCAAATTAAAAATCCCCATGACACTTACGGAAAAAACTTCCTTAAAGTCGCAGGAACAACGTCCGGTGGTTTGATTGGAGTGACGGGTTATATTCAAGGCATGACAAACGGATATCCACTTGGTATTTCCGGAACCGTTTCAATTAATGAATCGTCTGGACTTTTAGTTCATGGTGTGAGCGGGACAGATGGAATAACGGGAATAAACGCTCCTGTTACAATAACGGGTGGAAGAAGATTAAATTATCTCACAGATACAATCAAGATTCAAGACAGTGTTGTTGGTATCTCTGGGGGC